CCACCTTTCGCGCTCTTTTTCGCCTCATAAACCTTGTAGACATGAAGACACACAATCGCACCGACAATAAAGTTCTCACTGACCACGGCAAGACAGAGATAGAATTCAGCGCAGAAGTTCAAGATGCCTTGGACGGCTTCACTGAGGACGACGTGTGCGTGGGAGACGCAAATACCTTTGACGCAGGCCAAAACAAAGTTTCCGCGTACATCGAACAATATTACCTACAAAGACTCGGTGTACCCACAGACCTCATCGACTTATACTTTCAGTTCCGCACGAACAATCCTTGTGTAAACAAGTTGTTCAGCGGCACTACAGGTGTGACTAGACCCTCCGGTTTTCCTGACACTCTATCCGGCAACGGAATCGTCGCACGAGTCTACGCCAACTGGGTAATACTGGGATTCGGCGATAAAGTGCTGATAAGCAAAGGAGACGATGTCGCGGTGGTCCAACGCAACAGTTACGCCGTGGTGGACAATCTGAAGTTACTAGACAGGTTATTGCCAAACATGAAATTTTCTTTTATTTGGGGAGGCACACCAGAGTTCTGTGGCCTCAAATTCATGCGCGGAAAACTTGTCCAAAATATTCCCAGATTATTCGTGAAAGCGGTGAGTGCAAAGTATAAAAATTATAATCATTATAAAGAATGTGCTGTTGCGATCCGAGAAAGAATCGCGCTCATCGACCTTCAGGATCCCATGTTCGCTGCTTCCTCTGACATGGAAAACATGTACACATCACTTGAGCAACTAGAATACCTTCGAGCATACGCAAATATGTCTCATAGGCAATTCAAAGGTTGCATGAAGCACAAGCGATGGGAACAATACATGCCCAACGACATAGGACAAGTCGCCGCAGACGGCATTCCTCTACACGACAGCATCATAAAGTCGTGGAGTATGCGCTTTAAAGATCGTGTTGGGAATAGTCGCGCGGCAGAGTGGAAGCAAGTGGTACGTGCAACACGCGACGGATCACCAGTCCAAACTGTACCAGTGTATCATGGATACACCATTTAAAAAACAACAA